GGCGTGTGTAAGTAGTATGTTACCCTTAGATAAATGTATTAAAGCCAGTTTTTGTGGCGATGATTCACTGATTTACCTACCGAAAGGTGTTCCTACAGATGACATTCAGCAAACTGCGAATTTAATGTGGAACTTTGAAGCAAAATTATTCTTAAAGAAATATGGGTATTTCTGTGGTAAATATGTAATCGTCCACTCTACTGGGTGTATAGTATATCCTGACCCCTTGAAACTTATAGGTAAGTTAGGGGCGAAGAACATCACGGATTGGGATCATCTTGAAGAATTCAGGATATCCCTCTGTGATGTTGCTAAGCCGTTGTTTAATGGTGCTTATTTCCATCTCCTTGATGATGCTATCCACGAGGTCTTCCCTCATAGCGGGGGTAGCAGTTTTGCTATTAATTCTTTGTGCAAGTACCTTGGGGATAAGTACCTTTTTAGATCTTTGTTTTTTAAAGAGTCCAATTCGTCATGTCGGTAGAGAAAGTGTCTGTGCAAGAGGCTTTGAAGCCCAAAGATTTTATTAAAATCTCATGGGTCGATAAGCTCCTTCCTGACTTTTTCTCGGTTTTCCGTTTTCTTTCTATTACCGAATATTCTGTTATTAAAGCCCACCAGTATGAGTCTTTTGTTCCTGTCGATCTACTCCGTGGAGTAGATCTAACTAAACATAAGTTTGTTACTCTTTTAGGTGTCGCAGTCGTAGGTGTTTGGACAATTCCCGAGAACTGCGCGGGAGGTGCGACTGTAGGTCTTGTCGATACCCGAATGGCAAGGGTTCATGAGGGTACAATTTGTAGATTTTCTGTGTCAGCTTCCGCTAGGGATTTCACAGTGAAGTTCATTCCAAATTATCACATTACCGCTGCTGATGCGGCTCGTAATCCTTGGAAGCTTTTTATTAGAATTAAGGGCGTAGATATTAAAGAGGGTTTTTCTCCGTTATCTCTAGAGATAGCGGCTTTAGTTGCCACTACTAATTCTATTTTTAAAAGAGGTCTGCGTGTCGCAATCAAGGAGAAGAATCTCTCCAGCGAGTCTCTGGTTTCCTTTACTGAAAATCCG